ACTATCATCCATGTATCGACCATAGAACTTAACACCCTTGACAATCTTGATATAGTTATCAATTCTGGTTGGTAAAAATACGCCACAATCCTGAGAAATCTGGCTTCCAATCCCAACTGATTTCTCAAGCCATTTTGGATTGTCGCATCCTTTCTTCTTTCGCTTGTCGTATTCAAGGCTATTGAACACGCCGTCTCTCATCTCAATAATTTCTTCATCGGAAAATGCGCTGACATCCACCTTAAAAGTGTTGATGAGATAAGCAAAGAAGTCTTCGCAATCTTCTGGCAATTTACCTTTCGCCTGCTCACGAAGAACATCGTGCGGTAGATTGTCGAAGAATTTTGAGCAATCCAGTAAGAGAATATATCCGTGATTGCCATGCTTTCGGTAGTATTTGTGTAGATGTGTTTCTAATCGCCTACGGGCAAAATCCACACCTTTTCCCTCAAGACTTGCGCCATTATCGTAGATGAGGTATTTTCTGAGAGCCGGTGTAATAACTTGATCACAGGCGGATCTTTGAACGACACGATCAGAAATATGCATAGACTTAATGTGTCTTGTTTTACCTCTTTCGTTCAGATCGAACTCTACGAAAGGCTTTTGTTGATAAGTATTTGTTGCTAACGCCTTACGCGTATCATAAATGTTCAGCAATAAATTCTGCTCATAGCGCTGAACAGACTCTTTCCAATCAGACCCACGCTTTGCTTTCATAAAAGCATCGTAGAGACTGTTTGCATTATAAATATCTGAATATTGCATTGATTGGTTTACACAACTCCGTTCTGTTTATAGTCGTAACGCTCGTAAGCGACGACATCAAAACGCATATTTACCCTTACGGGACGGACACGCTCTCCTTTCTCATCCCACAAACGGCGCGTAGCCTGTTAAATGTGGGCGGGAAATCGGGGACGCACGCCATTAGCGTTGGACGCGTTGTTGTTGTTGGCATTGCCGTTGTTGTTGACATTCGCGAAGTTCGCAGCGCTGTTGACGGCGGACAACCACCAGTTGTTGCGGGCTTTAGAGCGTGCCCGATGATGCATTATTGCTGTCGCACTTTCTTTAGGGCTTTATTGTCTGTCTTCCGCAATCCTTTCAAAAGTGCGATTTCTTGTTTGATCAGTTCCACATACGGCATCAGTTTCTCAACATTGACAGGAAGAACCTTGATTACATACTGCATTTCCTGAAGAAGCTGATCGCAATTACCGATAGCTCTGTCAATGCAGATTCTGCGTTCATCATATTCTCGCTCAGATGTTATGAAAATTGCGTTTGCCATTGTTATGTTCATTATCAGTTCGCGCGTCTTATCATCAAAGAAGCAGCGCTCGCGGTCAATAAACCAAGATGGAAACTGTTCAACGATTTTATTGCCGAGATTATATTTCTCAAGCAAACCTGAAAATACGGCTTTGTCATCGTCATTCATACCCTGTTGGGCACAATAAGCGTCAAATTCCTTTACTCTGGGTTTCACTCCGAAATCCCGCAGCAGAAGAAATGTTATACGCTCGCGAAGAACCACAGCCGTTCTGTAAAATTCCATCTGTGACAAACCTCGCTCTGACTTTGGAACACTCAAGATTTCTTCCTCCTTTAATCCGTTTTACTGTTCACCGCTTATCTCGCCCCGTAAAGGGGCAAGATTTTAAGAAATGAGAAAGCGGGGACGCACGCCAAAAGCGACGGACGCGTAGTTGCTGTGGGCATAGCCGCGGCTGTAGACACGCGCGAAGGTCGCAGCGCTGTCGACGGCGGACAACCACCAGGAGTTGCGGGCTGTATTACTTGCATAGCTTGCGCCACCAAGACCACAGACAATCTTTGCGGGATTCAGGGTGAACAGGGGAAGCTGGGTCTTTGCGATACCTACATCATAAGCGCTTGACCAGACATTACCGCCATAAACCTCAGCCTCGTTCATCAGGCGCAGCTTGCAGTCGAACCAAGACCAACCGGAAGACTTACCGTCTGCCACAGCATTGGTCAGCAGTTCGCGGTTGTTCAGCAGGTGAGTACCAAAGACACCCTCCAGAGCAGTCTGATACACAGGCAGAGTAGTGGTGTACATAGCGGAGCCAGTGTAGCCACCCTCAGTGGTATTCTCTGCGTTCATCTGTGCGGTAGCTGCAAAGCAGTTTGCAGGAACGATAACTGCGTGGTGGGTAAACATAGCGGTATCGCCGCAACCCCAGTACACATCGAAACCAGCCAGCATACAACGAACAGTTTCGTTGCCGCCGAGAGTGGTGGAAATGGTGATATCGAAATAGTCACCAATAAACAGATCCTCGAAAGTGCCGTTGTTGATGGCAGCATACATGGAGCCGTCGATGTATTTGTCCTGAATGTTTTTGCCACGGTAAATGGCGTTGTGTGCTGCGGCGTTGGCAGGAATAATGGTGCTGAAAGCCACACGACCAGTGCCGTTTGCTGCGGAGTCCACAAGGAAGTGGTCTTCAGGCAGCATCTTGTTCAACACCTGCAGTTCATTAGTCTTAATGCTCATAGTTAATACCTCTCCTTAAATTTTCTTTACAGCAACGAGTTCGACACCATCAACGGTGCAGATGGTCTGACCGTCTGTGGTCTCAATAGTTGCTGTCACTTCGCCGCTCATAATAGCGGCTTTCAGTGCGTCAATAACGATCTCCCAGTTGCGTTCTGCCGGGAAGTTAGAAATAATAGGCATATGTAATCCTCCTCAATTTAATTAACCCAGCAACACAACCGTGATTGGAATATCAATCCCCGGGAGCTTTCCGTCGGAAGATACGATCAGTTTCCCATCCTCCTGCGAAGTAACTGACATGATGGCTTCTCTGGCTGCGGCACGCTGATCGGAAGTTGCACTGTGCGATACAGCAATGGTTCCGTTCTGCTCTGCACCAAGACCATCAACAATGATTTCCTGCGTATAGGGTGCAGTGTCTCCAACCCAACCATCTGCCAGAAGAACTCCCTCAATTGTGATGCTGCTGTCAGCTTTCTCGCCAAGAGCGGCGTCGATTTTCACCATGTTGGAATCCTCAACGCCATTCATTTGATTTCTCCAATCAAGAAATCTCGTTGTACTGTCATCTGTAAGGTAAAGCCCATAATTTTTTGTGCTACTCATCGTTTACCCTCCCTTATTCCATGAGGAGTACAGTAACCGGGATGTCACACGCAGGAGTTTCTCCCATCAAAGCAACGGTCAGCGTGCCGTCTCCCTGACCGCACACATAGATCATTGCTTCCTGAGCTGCCTTCAACTGTTCATTTGTAATCGACTGAGAAAGCCCAATCACACCGTTCTGATTTGCACCCAATCCCTCAACAGAAATAACCTGCTGATTATTGCTCCATGCACTTGCCAGAAGCACACCGCTGAAAGAGGTGCTGGCAACAATCTGAGGGTTGATGCGAATACGCTTTTCCTCGTCACCTACAAGTGCGTCGATGTAGAAACCACCATCGTCAGGTGTCAGATAGGCATATCCATCGTGAAACGGTGTGGTGCTCTTGTCGATTCGGGTGCTGTCACCTCGTAAAATTTTGAAAAGAGCCATATTCATCTCCGTTCCGATATATCAAAAAGCAGTTCGCCCACAAAGAACGAACAACTTTTTGCGTATCTTACTGTCCAAAAAGTTTGCTATAATTTTCTTCTTTATGAAAGGCGGGGGAGCTATTGCCCCTCCGCCTTGTTTATTGCCGCATTATGCGGCGGGATTTATGCGATTGAGTTAATTAAAACTCGCCCCAAGCCAGGGCAGCGTTCAGCGCGTCGGAAGCAGTCTTCTCGGCAGCAGCCTGAGCGGCGGCAGCAGAGCCGGCAGCATCGTAGTTGTCAGCCAGACCATCAGCGTAAGCATTGGCGGTGGCAACAGCGTCAGTCTCAGCCTGATCGGCGTAAGCCTTGTAAGCCTCGTGGTCGATCTCCTCCAGAGCCTTGACGCGGGTATCCATAGCGGTGTTGTTATCGTTAGCAACCTTCTCAGCGGCAGCCTGAGCAGCAGCGATATCGCCTTCCAGCTCAGTCTTGTCGGCAGCAGTCAGATGGTCAGCAGCAACAGCATCCCACTTAGCCTTGTCACCGTCAACGATCTTATCCAGCTCGCCCTTATTGGCGTGCTCGTGCTCCTTAGCAACAGCATCGTCCCAATCAACGATCTTCTGCTCGGTAATGCCAGCCAGAACAGCGGCATTCTCGTGGCTGTGAGCCTGACCAATAGCAGTCTGCAGCTCAACAGTCAGTTTGGCAGCGGTGATAGTACCATCGGTAATGGTAGCAGTCACCTTGTGATCGTCGCTGACATTGACAACGATCATGTCACCAGCAACAGAGCCGGAAGTGACATACTCGATCAGAGAACCAGCGTCGATAACGATCTCGGTGTTAGCCTCGTCGTTCAGAACCAGAACGATGTTGCCATCAGCGTCAACGGAGCCGGACTTAACAACCATGTCCTTGGGGATGTTGATGGAAGCGCCAACAACAACGCCATCCTTGGTCAGATTGTAGATAGCAGCATACTCGCCGGACTCAGCAGCCTTAACGATGCTGTACTCGGGAGCGGCGCCGATCTCAACCTTCAGACCGTTCTCATTCAGCTTCAGAGCGTTGTCGGCAGCGGGATCGAGCTTCACAGCGACAGTGGGAGCGGTATCAGTACCGGCGACAGTCACGGAAGCATCACCAGCGCCAACAGAAGCAACCTTCTTCTGAGCCTCAGCCAGAGCAGCGGCAGCAGCCTCGGCGTTAGCCTGCTCAGCACCCTGAGCACGCTCAACCTCAGCGGTCAGCTTGCTATCAACAGCGGCAGCGGCACCAGCAGCGTCATAGTTGCCAGCCAGACTGTCGGCGTAGTCCTTAGCGTTCTGCTCAGCGGCATCCCACTTAGCCTTATCGCCCTCAACGATCTTGTCCAGCTCAGCCTTGTTAGCGTGCTCGTGATCGACAGCCTCCAGAGCAGCCAGACGAGGATCGGTCAGATCCTTGTAGTTCTGCAGAGCCTGAGCAACAGAAGCAGCAGTCTCGGAAGAGCCGCCCTGAGCAGCAGACAGAGTCTCTTCTGCCTTCTTGTTGATGTACTCAACGATGGTAGCACCCTTATCTGCGGGAATCTCGCCAACATAATCATCCAGAGCGTCCAGCTCAGCCTTGGTTGCGAAAGTTTCGCCCATAGTCAGGGTCAGCTTGCGGGAAACAGCATCGTAAGAAGCTGCGGTAACAGCATTACCCTCGCCAACAACCTCAATGGAAGTAGCACCGGTATCACGGTTGATCTGAATCCACTCGGTGCCGTTCCACTTGGCGAGGCAGTTAATGTCAGTCACATAGTACAGTGCATTGACATTTGCGCTGGCAGGCAGAGCAGCAGTATTGGCAACCTCAATGAAATCGCCAAGGCGAATACGGGTAGAGTCATCGACATCCAGATAGATGGCGCGCTCGTCGGTAGTTACATAGAAAGTGCCGGCAGCCTTCGCGGAAGGCAGATTAGCCAGCAAACCCTTCTTAAAAGCAACATTAGCCATACTTAATTCCTCCTAAAAATTTTTGATTAAATATCTTCCCAAGACAGGCTCTCTTCGAGCGCTGCAAGAGATGCTTTCAGTTTCGCCACATAGAAAGGTTCAGTTCCTACATGGCAGTCCTCATTGGACAGATTGATACGGATGGTGTCGGCAGATACCTTCAGACCATCTGCGTTGTACCACTCGACGGTGTAGTACCAACCCATATACTTCTCGACAGAGGACAGAGAACCATGATATGTCCACTTGCCGGTTGCTTCGTCATAGGCAGCAACAGGAAGCCAGGTGATACTATACTTGCGGCCATATTCATCAACGCCTGCAAATTCGTTGTTCTCGAAGTAGTACATGGTGTCATCAGCGATGATTTCTGCCAGATCTTCCTTGAAGCTAACAACGCTATCGTCGGGGGCATAAGCCTTAAACCCAATGTAATATGCGCTCTTGTTAGCATTCTCGCCGGAGTTCTGCAGTACCCACTCAGTATTTGCAGGGCACATCACGCGGATTTCCTCGTCGGTGTAGTTCACCAAAGTACCGTTGGGCTTATGAGAAATCTCATAGTCCACAAGCTTGGCAATATTGCGAACCTCGTCCTTTTCAGCGTAGATAGACAGGTCGATGTCTACGGTCTTGCCGTACTCAAACCACTTCTCGCCGTTAAAGCACCATTCGCTTGCGTCAGCGCGGACTTCGTACAGATCGCCCTCTGCGGCATCCGCAGGGAGATCCTCGTATGTATCGACCGCACCACGATAATGCACGCCGCCGACAACTGCCTTTTCAACCGCAGACAGTCTCTCTTCAAGACCGGTCACCTTATCGATAGGAACAGCAGAAAGAGAAAGTGTGCCGTCTCCTGCGACAGCAAATTCGCTACCGGGCTTAACGATACCTGCAGATTCACTTGTAGCGACAGAGCCGCCGGCAAGAGCCACCGCCTCAATGCGCTGAAGCTCTTCTGCAAGGCCGGTAACCTTTCCAATGGGAACAGCGACAACAGCCATCAGACCATTGTCATTGACGCCGATAGTCTCGTTGTCGAGACCATGCAGCACAGCAAGCCATCCATTACGCTCTTCGTTCAGAACATAGCCGCAGCCATTGTTTTTGCAGTAATACAGAATACCGTCTGCCGCAACAGCGAGTTCAGGCAGACTCTCGTAATTCAGAACGATACGGACGCCGTCGCTGTAAAGCTTGTCGCCCTTGAAAAGTTCATTCGTGTCTGTACAGAAATACAATGCCAACGGATCGTAGCTGCCAAGAGCGAGATAGGACGCCTTTTTGCCTTGTACATATCTTACTTTAGCCATTTTTACCTCCTAACTCATGTATTTATTACATCACCAACACTCTGTGCCAGTGCTGTACACTTAGATTTCATCCCAGGATGAGTCACCAGAGGATGAATCGCCGGAAGAACTGTCCATATCTTCCCAATCAGGAATTGTGGTGTCTTCAGTTGTTCCGCCATCCATGTCCTCCCAGTCAGGAGTGTCGCCGGTGTCGCCACCAGTGTCGTCACCGCTGTTCCCACCGGAGCTGCCGCCCCCTTCAAGCTGCTTCTGCAACTGATAGATTGCAGTCACCTGATGGTCACACAAGTAGTCGTCCATGTTCTTGGACTCCTGAATCTGAAGCATACATTCTCCGGTCTTCTGAATGGTAGGATTGGAGGGGGTGCCGGTGTAAATCTGCATCCATGTGCAAACCTCGCCGGGGTACTTTGTCAGCTTACTGGTGACAGGAAGTGTGTACTGGTAGTAACTCTCGTTGTACATCTCTTCCATCCGCTCCAAGACCACCACATCCGCTACGCCATCGGCGCGGATATAGTTCAGATACGCATAAGCGGTCAGCATATCAATATCGCCGACCATCGTAGGGATCAAATACACAAGCTTGCGGTTCAGATTGTCGCCGCGAAACAGCGGCTCACGCACTGTGATCACAAGATCCATGTTTTCGTCCAGTTTAATATAAAACACTTGTTTCACCCCCATTTTCTGTTTGATTAAATAAGCTGTTATAAATAGTGTCCATTTTTTGTAACAGGTGATAGGTATCACCGTCCGACACATATGCTCTCCAGCTTGTGTAGAATTCGTTTATTTTCTCCATTGTGATTTCGTCTGCGTCCAGTTTCCTTTTCATTTTCTTGAGCTTGCGCCGCACATTATCCTTGCTTCGTTTTCTCACCTTTTGAATAACCTTTCCTGTATCGGTAAGGTAGGTGTGAAACCCAAGAAAGTCGATGCCGTTCTTAAGTGGGAAGATATGCGTTTTCTCGTTAAGCTCAAGCCCGTATTGGGCAAGGTATTTCCGTATCTCTTTTAAGCAATATTGCAAGTAAGCTTTATCTTCGTGGATTAAATAAAAATCGTCTGCATATCTGCCGTAATAGCGGATGTGCAAACGCTCTTTAATCATATGATCAAAATCGTTCAAAAGCATAAGAGATAGGAGAGGGCTTGTCTGGAAACCAATCGGTAAACCCGGATCGGCAACTTGATCGATGATGGTGTCAAGAAGCCACAGGATGTCCGCATCATCGACATAGCGCCGTACCATCGGCTTCACCAAGTCATGCTTGATGTTTGCAAAGTATTTGCGGATATC